TATATATCTACTACTCTATATATAGATAAAAAAGAATTCTTTGACAAATATCCTAAGCTGTGGTGAAGTTAGGTGAGGGGGGGTACGGGGTGTGCCCATGCGGGTTAGGTAAAGTTGAAGCTACCCCTGTAATTAGTTATATAATTTATATCTTGTCATACATCTACCACTAAGAAAATTATAGTATTTTTAATCTTGTGTTACATTATACCAGCTACCCATAGAAAATTTTATATATTTTATATATATGTTATACATTCTTGCAATCGTATCGTATATATGTTATAATAGATAGCTATGAATCCACTATATATAACTAAACTACTTAATTATAAGAAGATACTATCTGATATTGCACTAGAGAGAGATTTGAATGAGTTGGCGGAATATATTAATAATTATGTACCTTCTAGCTTTAAACAGCCCGCTGTTCCTGAAGCTGTGCCTATTGTACAGGAGACTGTATATAATATAACTAGAGCTCCAGAGGCGACGTGCGACGGGTGTCAGTAATGGTGCTTGTCTAGGTATAAGTAGACATTTCTTCAAAGTTGTGTTATAATGCTCGATACATGGGCATATCATTAACAGACGAAAAGAAAGGATATATATTTACAATGTGTGGAGATAAAACGCTTGCAGAGGTGGGTTTTGAGTTTGGATTAGATAAAAACTATAAAACTGTTGCGACAATGAAGTCTGCAGTTGCGCGTATATATAATCAAGTAAAGAACGATCCTGATAAATATTTTATAAATCAAAATACATATAACAAGGTATTAGATGCTGTAGAGGAGCGCAAGACGGCTGGTCTAACACCTTTTAAGTCTAACAAACCAGAAGATGTTGTTGAAGAACCGATAACAATAAGAGAGAAAAGAGAGATTATAAATCCTGATGATATAAAAGGATTAATATTGGGGGGACGTAATAAGGCGGCAAAACTTATATATGAGAAGCTGGATCGTATTGGGAAGTCTAAAAAGCTTTTAGATAACGTATCTCTAGGAGAAATGGCTAAGGTAGTTGGTATCTTGGTAGATAAGGGTCAGATATTACAAGGACAATCTACTGAAAACATTGCTGTTTTATCTAAGAATATAGACTCTAACTTAACTCCAGAAGAAGCAATAGAGGCGGTTCTTAAAATGCGCGAAATGCAGCAAGCTAAAAATTAACCTTATAAAGTAAGAAAATATATTATATTTTATGGAAATACATACTACAGAACAGGTGCAGTCTGAGTTTGATAGAAGAAGAAAAGTATTTGAGGATTACATCCACTCAGAGGCATATCAGAAAAAGCTTATACAACGTATGCAGATTAATGATGCATGTAATAATAATCCAGAAGCGCGTGCTGCAACATGGAATCTTTGTTATCGTCCAGATAATCTAGCAGAGGGGTGTATTTTCTTTATTGAGAACTTCGGCTGGACTTTCGACCCTCGTCCTGAATCTGAGCCTCATCATTTACCATTTATCTTATTTGATTACCAGAAGGAGGGTATACGTTGGGCGTTAGATCACATAATGAACTCTAAGGATGGATTGGTGGAGAAGTCGCGTGATATGGGTATATCATGGGTTATATTCGTTTGGATCCCTATATATCTATGGTTATTTAAAGATGGTGTCAATATTCTATTAGGTTCTTATAAGGAGGCGCTTGTGGACAATAGATCTAAAGACTCTCTCTTTGGAATGATCGATTACGCCATAGACTCATTGCCTAAATGGATTATGCCAAAAGGATTTAACAAGGATAAGCATAGAACACAAATGAAACTAGTAAATCCAGCAACTCAAAATCTTATAACAGGAGATACTATGAATCCAGACTTCGGTCGTGGAACTCGTAAAACTGTTATTCTATTTGATGAGTTGGGATCTTGGGATTATGCGAAGGACGCGTGGGAGTCCTCTGGAGACTCTACACGTTGTCGTATAGCAAACAGTACTCCTAAAGGATATAACTTTTATAAGGTTCTGCGTGATTCAGGTATAGATGTTCTTACCCTTCATTGGAAAATGAATCCATTAAAAGATCAGAAATGGTATGAGTTTGAGTGTGCTCGCCGTACACCAGAAGAGGTTGCGCAAGAGCTAGATATCTCATATAATAAATCCCAGGAAGGTAGAGTGTATAATGAATGGAATGAGGAAAATATACATAAAGGCATATATGAATATGATCATAATAAACCTCTATATGTAGGTTGGGACTTCGGAAAGTCAGACGATACTGCTATTATATGGGTTCAACCAAATAATGGAAAGTGGCGGATAGTCGATACTTATAGAAACAATAATAAATTAATAGACTTCTATATTCCTTTCATTACAGGTATACTACCATCTGATGGCTACAATTATACGAAAGAAGATTTGGAAGTTATTAAAGCTCATAAGTATTGGCAGCGTGGCACGCATTTTGGAGATCCTTCTGGAAGATTTACAACGCAAGTAACAAACATATCTGTATTTGATAAACTTAGAGATGCTGGAATTAATGTAAACTTTAGGGATGATTGGAAGGTATTTCACGTTAGAAAAGATGCGGCAAAAGAAATGATGATGAGTGGCATAGAGTTAAATCAAAATCCGCGCACCGAATACTTTGATCTATGTATGATTAGTGCTGCGTATGCAAAAGTTAAAGAACAGGGTATGGACACAATACGTTCTGTTGGAGAGCCTAAACATAATTGGACTTCTCACTATAGGTCTGCTTTTGAATACCTTGCTTTAGGTATTAGAGACTTTGTTAGACCAAGAACAGAGGTATATGATAAATTTGCGCCAAGACAGCTCGGCAGCAGGTTAGGAGGAAGAAGAGTTATAGGATATTAAATATATATGAAACAGTATAGAATAATCAAAATAATAAGTGCCAAAAATTTTTTAGATGCAGTAAAAAATGAGGCAAAGGCAGAATTAGTTTTCTGCGAATTAGCAGATGATATAACAAAAAATAACAAAATAGGATTTAATTAATATGGAACAAGGAACACGTTGGTTTAGAAGATTATTAAAAGATATTAAAAAGATTGACCCTTATTTAAGGGTTGTTCGTGCAAAGTTTTGGTTTTATAGAATATATTGGAAACAAACATATATACATGAAATATATAAAGAAATGCCATTAATAGGATATGATTTTACAATTGAAGATCCTAGAATGTTAGAGTCTCAGAAATATTTTGAAGAGTATGAAGATTCCAACGAGATAACAAGAAAGGTTAAAAATTATAAAGAGGGTTACTGGGATTCATTAGATAGGATAAAAACTAGAGTATGGATGATGAGGCACGATAAAGAGTTTAACAAAGAAGCAACTAAAGCCTATCAAAAAATGGTGATTAAGTAAATTGACGCATAAAAATATATGTGGTATAATAATTTCAAATATGGCATCTAAAAAAATTAAAAAAGAAGAATCTCTATTAGATAGAATAAATAAAGATTTTCCGCAGTATAACCCAGACAAAATAGAGCAAGACGTTGTAAATAAAACTTTCTTAAAGTTTACTTACATGTCTCAGGAAAGAAATAAGCAGTTTGCTTTTTTTGATGGACAAAATCTTATTGATTATATTAATGATTCTGTAAGGCGTTTTACTACTAACATTGATGAGAGGGAGGGCATGGAGGATTGGCAGGCAAGAGTGTTTGATCCTTTTACTAGAACTCGTGTATTAGCTGTTTTGTCTAAGGTTGTAAAAGAACTTCCTATTGCAAATTTTGTTTCTCGCGGTGAAGAGGATCCGCGCAAAGGTATTATACTAACAAATATCTATGATTATATAGAAGATAAAGAAGACTATGAAGAGACAATGGTTCATCTTCTTTTAGAGGCAATACTTAAAGGAACTGCTATAGGTTACGAAGGTGTTGAAAGAGATACATGTAAAATAAGAGAAATTAGTGGTTATGGAGATGAAATTACCATAACAGAAGACGAGGAAACAAAGACAATATTCCCGACAACAATTGTTCCTTTGGAGGATTTTTATCCTTCTTCTGTTTCAATAAGAACAATTTCTAAAATGCCTTATTGTGCATGGAGAACAATAATGACTTATTCAGAGTTCATGTCTATATGGGGTAACTATGAAATGTCTAAATATGTTGTACCTAAATTCTCAATGATGGAGCCAACAGGAACAGATGAAAAACCATTTTACTTTGATTATATTTCTCAGGATGTATCTGATGGAAATGTTGAGTTAATTAGATATTATTCAAAACAAGATGACGAGTTTATTGTTATTGCAAACGGTGTTTGGATAAATCCATTAAATATCGCAGGTGAGAAAACAACAAGTCCAATACCATTCAACCATAAACAACTTCCTTTCTTTGATATTAAATATGATTTCTTTGGAGATTGGTTCTACGGCAAATCGCTACCAGACAGACTAAAATCAATGCAAGATGTTCTAAATGTATTAACAAATATGTTATTGGATCAATCTTTCTTGACAATATTCCCGCCAATTCTTACATCAGGAGTAGACTCTATTGAAGATGATTACTTGCGCCCAGGAAGAAGAACACCTATTGATACCCAAGGACAACCACTAGGTAATTCATTTATGAAATTGGATCTTGGTGTTCCTAATTCATGGCATCAATATATTCTTGAGTACACAAAGAGAATAATGGAAAATGCATCACTTGATCAAACTGCAACTGGAGTAACTGGTGTTGGTGGACGAACAACAGCTACAGAGATTCAAACGGCAGCAGATTCAGTTACACAAATTCTGGGCATATTTGGAACTCTTATCAAATATGGTATTAAACGTAAAGCTATTCTTAAAGGTTCTAATGCATTGCAATTTGGTACAGATGAAAAAATTCCATTGATTAGCAGACTGTTAGGTAACAATGGAACTAAAGAGTTTAATAAATATTTCAATGTATTTAAACTTGACGACACTTATCTTTCTGATAATAAAAGAGGTTCTAAGATAATTGAGATGTATGCAAAAAAAGAGGATATGCCTTCTCGTGAAGCATTACAGGCAAGATCAATGATTGCAGAAGCAGAGACTGGAAAGAAAATAGAAATAATTGCGATACCTGGTTCTTACATAAGAAACTTTGAGTATGATGTTAAGATTGTTCCTAATCCTAAATCAGATAATAATAAAGATATGACTAAGGCTCTTCAATTAGAAAAAGTAAAAGTATATCTATCATTCTTCCCTTCATTAATAGATACGGCAGAACTTGCAGCACAAACAGCAATCGTAATGGGTGATGATCCATCTAAGATTATTAAACCAGATGTTCTGAATCCTGCACCACCAGTTGATGGAGCAGCACAAACACCACTATCTACAAATCCTACAGCAAATAATGCTGAAAACATGGCAGCAGCTGCAGCTGGTAATCAAAGTATTAATCAAAATCTTAACACACTCCTAAAAGGAAGCGTATAATATGCCAGACTTAGATATAATAATACAAGACGAAGCAGTAGACAAAAAAATGTTTATACAATTAAAAAATGTAGACGGTTTTATGGAGTGGATAGATAACTGTTTAAAAAAAGATTTGTTAAAACATTATAACGCAAGTTCTGAAGCTGAGCGCGCAAATATTAAAGCAGCATCTGAAAGATTAATACTATTAAAAAAACAATTGATAGATGCAGACAAACCTATTGTTAACAATAAAAGCAAAACAATTTCTTATTAATTGACACATTGCTTTATTGGTGTTATAATTTGTTTGTACATGACGTTAAGTCGTGTGCGCAGTAAATCAAATCTGAATGCCCCTTCTTATTTGGTTTATTGCACATACTACTGAACGTAGTATAATATCTAACTTTCCCAAGATGGACTCGACCATCCGTAGGCAAAACTACGACAACAAGTGATTAAAATAATAAAGGGGGGTTAGTCAAGATATTATGGAAATAGTTAATAAGGATGGTATAGAATATACCGCAGAAAAAATAGCTGAGCTGGAAAGCAAAGCCAAATTAGCAGAACAACTTGCAGCAGAAAAAGCTAAAGCTGAAGATGCATTAAATGGTGTAGTTGAGGAACTCAAGGAGCTACGTGTTAAAAATCGTGAGCAAAAACCACAAGAAAATAACAATGTAGATAATGAGGCAAAAACTCGAGAATTACTTTTAAATATTTTAAACGAGGAGCGTTCTAAACAGAGTGAAATGAACCGCACAGAGTTTGAGGAAAGATTCAAATCTTCAAACCCTGAGTTCCAACCAGCAAACGATATAGGAGGAATAAAATGGAATGCGTTTAAACAAACGCTTAACAGATTTAATCTATCAAATGTTAGTGGATCAGATCTTGAAAAAACATATAAAGATGCTTTAAGATTGATGAGAGACACAAATGATGACTCTAAAAACAATGCTAATAGTTTCTCTCCTGCTTCACGCGGCACCAATCAAAGACAAGTAACTGATAACGATCTGTTACAAGAAGAAATTGATCTTATGAACAGTGTTGGGTGGACAAAAGAAAAGTACCTAAAACTTAAAGCATCACAACCTGACTACGTCAGAAGTTTGCTATAAGTTAATTAAAAAAATAAATTAAAATAACATGGCATTTACCCCTAATGGAACTTTAAATCCACACGGAGCTCCTGTTCTACGCGCACAAGTTATAACAAATTCAATTACAGTAACTGAGAATGACTCAGTAAAACTTGCATCTGGATTTGTTGCACTTGGTACAACTGGTGCTTTAGTGTTTGGTCATGTAGTTTCAATCAACACTAACTATGGTGTTGGATTGAACTCTACAGGTATAGCAGGTGCAGCATTTGGCTCATTTGCAGGAGCTTACCTAACAGCTTCAAACAACCAAACAGTTGCTCAAGTAAGAGCCGTATGTAATCTTTCTAAAGAGACACTATATTCTGCTTCTTTGAACGCTACTATCGGTACAACAACTGGTTCAAATCTTGCTGGTTACAAGATAAACGTTTCAACAGAAAAAACTCTTTCTGAGTCTTCTACTGCAACAACTACACTACAATACAATACTTGGGGAGTCGACCCACTTAATACAGCACAAGCAATTGTGAACGTTTACCAATCACAAGTATTTGGTGTATAGTCTTAATAATTAATTAAATAAATATATGTTTATAGAAACAAGAGGAACATGGACAGACCTGATAAAAGGTGTTGGACTCCAAATTGCTGAGGTTTTTGACCAAGGACAAGAGGAGTACATATCTGGAATTGGATCTGTACTAAACGTCACTTCTGGAGATGTAGCTCAAAAGAACTTCACTGGAAAAACAGGAATCGGACGCATCAGTAAATTTGATGACGGAGATGATCTACCAGGTGGACGCAGATATAAGACATACACTACATCAGTTGTTTATAACAACTATGGTAAGTTTGTTGATGTTACAAAGAATCAAATTGAGGATAGAGATTTCTCTTCTCAGCTTGATGAGATGAAAGACCTTTCAATTGGTGCTAATTTCTCACAAGATGAGGCAGGAACTCAAATCTTTAACGGTGGTTTTGCTACTACTGTATTAGTAAATGGATATAATGTTACTCCGTATGGTGATGGTGTTCCAACATTCTCTACTGTACACCCTACTGTTGTACCTGGTCAGTCTACACAATCAAATGCAAGTTCAACTGGAATTGTATTTGGACACGACAACCTTGAGACAGCAAATGTAGCATTAATTCAGCAAAGAACAGATGATGGTCTAGCTATGGCATTGATGGGTAAACCAACAATCGTAGTTCCACCAGCTCTTCTTCGTGAGGCTCGTCAGGAAACTGAGTCTGAGCTAGATCCAGAAACAGCTAATAACTCTATCAATGTTTACAAAGGTGCTATGGATGTTGTAATGTCAACATTTATGGCAACAGTAAATGGTGGTTCAGATACAGCGTGGTTTGTGGTTGTACCAGGAAGACATCGCTTGATGCATGATGTTAGACAAGCTCCTCGTCTTGAGAAGGATGTGAACATCAAAAATAAAGTAGCAACATTTACCGTTGATGCTCGTTGGTCAGATTATGTTAAGGACTGGAGACGCACTTGGGGATCTAAGGGTGACTCTGCAGCTTACGCTTCATAGTTATAAAGGCAGCTTTGGCTGCCGCCAAATAGACAGATCTTTGTTCTCCAAGACTGTCGGTAAGGATTATGAGAACGCAACAATTAAAACTTCGTAGAGGTAACTCTACAAAATCAGAACGTATATTTTTAGAAATCTTAAAGGAACTTCACATTCCTTTTAGAACAAAAGTTATAATAGAAGGTCGTGAAATTGACTTTTTAGTTAAAAACTATGCAATAGAAATAAACGGTCATCCACAATATATAGATAAAAACGAATTACTAATTAATAATGGTTATATACCAATTCACATTAGTAATGAAGATTTATTTAATAACAAAAACTTAATAAAAGAAAAAATAAAAAAATATGTTAATTCGCCCAACAATACTAACATCTCTTGCAATTAGAGATACATTTACAAAGAAAACAACAGTTACTACTGTATCAACAGCTTCAGCAGTTACTTATACAGGAACACAGATCGCTGGTGGTTTAATACTAAGGAATACAAACGGTGCTGGACGCGCTGATCTATTCCCTACAGCATCTCAATTGTATTCTGCTTTTGGTAATCCAGAAGTAGGACAGACATTTAATGTTATCATAAGAAATACAGCTGGTGCAGCAGAGACAATTACAATGACTACAAATACAGGTCTTACACTTTCTGGAACAATGACAATTGCTCAAAACAACCAAAAAGAGTTCCTTGGTGTATTTACATCTCCAACAGCGGTTACAATTTACAGTTTAGGTACAGTTGTATTCTAATTATGAAAACTCTTATTAATCCTACAGATAAAGATATTTCTGTTATAATTCTCGGAAAAGATTATACACTTAAAGCAAATGATAGTATAGATCTTGATGATAATATTGCAGAATACTGGCTTACACTTCACGCTTTTCTAAAAGTAGATTCTCCTAAAGTTAAAGAAGAGTTGAAAGATGACACAGAAGATAAACCAAAAAAATCTGTTACTAAAAAATAAATAAATGACACTAGCATACAAATCTCAATATAACTTTCCAATTATAGGAACAAAAAATCTAACAACAATGGCTGTTACACCAGTTACTTTAACAGCTGCATATGATGTTGCAAATAAAACAAAAGCTATTGAGGTTGGTGGTCACTCTAAGTTAAACCTTGACGTAAAATATACAATGGGTGCAACAGAAACTGCAAACTCAATAGAAATAAGAGTTAGGGTTAGTCCAGATGGTGTAAACTATTACAGAATACCAAATGAGGCAGTTAGTGCTGGAACATCTACATTGACAAAACGTGAGTTTACATTTGTTGGTGCTGATGCTGCTACAGATACAATATCAATAGGTCTAGATATATTCTATAAATATTGCGAAATATCTGTTAAAGAATCTGGTGTTGTAACAAACTTTGGAACTGTATACGTTGAAGCAACATTATCTGGTAAATAAATATGGAATTAAAAAAACACGAGCAGAATCAATTAAATGATTTCCAAGCTCAGTATGAATCAATACTGGGTAATGTTCGTGTAGCAAATACAGAGCTATCTATTATTTTAATTCAAAAAGAAAATCTACTATTAGAAATTGATTCTTTAAAAAAAGAGATAGAAGATAAAAATAAAGAACTTTCTGAAACTACAAAGACTATACAAGATAAATTGTATGCTATAGAAGAGAAGGAAAGATCTCTAAAAGAAGACGAGGAAAATCTTAACAGAAAAAAAGAAGAGTTCTATATATACAAAAAAGAAAAAGAAGATTATCTTATAAGACTAGAGCAAAAAGCAAGAGAAACTAATAATAACTTAAATTCTTCAATTTCAACAAATACTGCTATAAATTCTGCTATAGAACACGAAATAGAATCTAATAAAAATAAATTATCTGAAATTATTTCTACTATTGATAAAAGCGATAAAGAACTACAAGAAATTATATCAGAAATAAGTATTGTTAGAAATGATCTAAATCTATTAGTTGATACATATACAAAAACAAAAAGTAAATATGAAAAAGAACTTTCTGATGTAGCAACAAAAATAGAAGAAGAAAAAGATAAAATTGCGCTCCCTATTGCTAAGCTAGAGAATGATATAGCAATATTTGAAAGAAGACAAAGAAACTTTGAGATCTTATTAGATAGATTTAAGAAACATTATAAAGTTCTATATCCAGAACAAGAAGTAAAAATATAATATGAACGATAAATATATAAATGAAATTTCTTCAAAAGTATTTGAAACACTTTCTTTAGCTAAAAAAGAATTAGATTATCTTATATCTGAAAAAGAAAAGGTAAATCTTAATCTTTTATCTGCAATAAAAGAAATAGAAATTGTTGATAATTACTGTAAATCAGAAATTGTTAAAATAAACAAAAGAAACGAGTTACTTTCTAAAAAAGAAGGTGATATTGAAGATGCAATTAAAGAAATTGATTCTTATAAATTAGATATAGATAATAAGGTAAATGAAGCTAGCTCAGAGCTTGTTAATATAAATAACAGTATTAAAACTAACTCTGAAATATTATCTAATATTGAATCTGAGATAAAATCAAAAAATAAATTGTTAACTTCATTAGATAATGATCTATCTAGTGTAAAAAATCAAATCAAAAAACTTACATCGGATGTTTCATCTGAGACAATAGAAAAAGCTAAAGAGTTAGAAAATATCAATCTATTAATATCTGAAGCAAATTCTAAACTATCTCAGATAAATAAAGACATAGATGAAGCAAAGAGTATTGTGCTTCCAAAACTTAATGAAATAGAAGAAAGAGAAAAAGCTGTTTCAGATAAAGAAAAAGCAGTAGCAATAATATCTAATAGATATATCGCCATGTTTGGTGAAAAGGGAATAGCCGTTAAAATATAGTATATGAATTTCTTTTCCACACAAAATCCAGGTATTGGTGGAATAGATGAATTAACTCCATCGGAAGAAATATTTGTAATGAACCTATCTTCTTTGCCGTATCAGCAAGGAGATATAATATATCATAACGGAATTTCTTTAACAAGATTACCAGCTGGTGTTTCTGGGCAGTATTTACAAACTCAGGGAGTTGGTGCAAATCCAATATGGGCAACTGTAAGTGGGGGTGGGGGTGGTAGTGTTTCGTTGGCAGAAGTAGAAATAGACTTTGGTACAATAACAGCACCAATAACATCATGGACAATAATAGATCCAAGTATTGTTTCTTCAAATAAAATACTTGTATTTCCAAGTCCAAATCCAGCAACTGGTCGCAAAGGAAATGACTGGGAGTTAGATAGCGCTATATTTACTGCAATAGCTGGTACTGGCAGTTTTGTTCTTTATGCCAATACACAATCAAAAATTATAGAAAAAAGAAAAATTTACTATCAAATAATATAAATAAATATGGGATTAATTGACTTCTTAACAGGTTCGGGAAAAATGGACGGCGACTCAAATGGGTCAGTATTTACGCGTGTAAAAGATTCTTTAGGCAATAATATTGACATAGGTCAACGTGAAAAAATTGACACAACTCAAAAAGGATTACTTGTTTCAGGAAAGAACGACGACTGGGCTACATTTCTTCGCACTGACCGTAAAGGAAATATAATTACAGGCAATTATACACCTGAAATTAGAGAACCATTTGAAGGTGCCACAGTAAACGTACAAAAATGGACAGCAACTTCAACAACTTTTGTTCCTGCGCAGTCTACAGCTTCTGGCTATCAACATAA